ATAGTGTATGCTTATGATCCTGCAGAATGGAATTACAAACTGTTTAGCTCAAGTATCTCACAGGCCAATGAAGAATGTTTATTACGTCGAGACATGCTGGCCTTGGAAGATCATCCCGAAGATCTAGAAATAGTCAATGGCATTGCAATGAATCAAGGAACATATGCATTAGCATTGGTACAGAGCCTGAGTGATCTTGACTCAAGAGCCAAGCAAATAGCCGCCAAAGGCTTTTATGACTCTTGGCCAGAAGAATACTTAAAATCTTTATTTAAACATAGACAAGATCCAAGACCATGACTTATCAATTTGCCAGGATAGATTTAACCAAGACAGAATATATACCCAGTGTGACTTGGAAGTATATCACAGATCGCAGCGACACTACGCTAAACAAGCTGGACAATATCTATAAAACATACACAACTTACAAACACTTTGCCAGCGTTATGCCCATGTTTCACAGTAGATATTTGGACCCAATGGCTGACATAATTGGCTACTACGATAATAATCAACTTGTAGCATGGAGTTTAATTCGCAGATTCGACGAGCACAATGCACTGTGTGATCAATTTGCATGGACATATCATAATCCTCGCACAAGATTAGGAATTGAAACAATGAAAACAGAATGTGCTATCTACAAGGAACAAGGGTTTAAATACCTGTATCTTGAACAGGCACATCTGTACAAATCTGAAATTGACGGATTTGAACTACTAGGGCCATTGGAGTAGATGTATTCTGTTTATCAACACTGGGATCCGCTTAGGGTTTGTATTGTAGGTCGTAGCTACCCACCTGAGTTTTATTCATGGATCACTGTGCCACATGTACGATCATTGTTTGAACGTATTGCAACCGAAACTGAAGAAGATTTTCAAAATATAATTAAAAAACTTCAAGAATTTGATGTTGAAATATTACGACCAAATTTGCCTGTTAACATTATAGATGATAACAAAAAATTTATAGCACCACCGATGACTCCTAGAGATTGGATGGTAATGTCAGGCAACATATTTTACACCAATACAGAATTTAATCTTACAATGTCATACAACAATGTTCGAGCACAGCACTGGCCTATTATTCAACAACAAGAAGATTTTTTTGCATTGCCTGATTTGATAAAAAAAGAATGTATTAACCAATTTGAATTTAATCTAAATTATTCCACCTGCTACAAAGATATTTTAAAACAAATTTCTGCACAAGGAAATCAAATACGACATCATGTAAACTCATCTGTTGTCAATGGTGCCATGATGTCTAGGATTGGCAAAGATCTATATTTTGGAACTATTGATTACAATCAAAACATTGACAAATTGCAACAGGATCTCAATGCAGAATTTGTACACACACGCAATCATATTGTAAATACCGGTGGGCACAGTGACGGTACTTATTGTCCGGTATGTCCTGGATTGATTATCAGTACCAAAGATGTAGCCACATACGCTGATACATTCCCAGGGTGGGAAGTTGTGTATCTACCTGAACCACACTGGAACAAAGTCAAAGAATTTACAAAACTAAAACAACAAAATCAAGGTCGGTGGTGGATTCCTGGGTTTGAGCACGATCAGGATGTGGTCAACGTTGTGGAAACGTGGCTTGAGCACTGGATTGGTTATGTAGAAGAAACAGTATTTGATGTCAACATGTTGGTTATTGATCCTAAAAATGTTATGGTGTTTAACTACAACAAAACTGTTTTTGATGCATTAGCAAGATTTAATATCACTCCGCATGTGGTGCCATTTAGACACAGATATTTCTGGGACGGAGGAATACACTGTGTTACTAGCGATCTTCATAGAGAAGGTGTGATGCAGGATTATTTTTTACATAGAGGATAACATGGATTTATATACAATTTGGGCAGATAAAGAAGGTGATATCAGTGATCTAGAATGGGTCAATGGTATGAAAAGTTTTTTTGATCACTTGGTGTCAGAAGGACGAATGGAGTCATACAGGATCACAAGATGCAAAATGGGATTTCGCAGTATTGCTGACATGCCAGAATGGATGATCATTATGGAGTTTACCGATATGGGACAAATGGATTCTGCTTTTAAACGTGTAGCACCACTGGAAGGAGAGCTAGAAGATAAACACAAAAGCTTTAATCAATTTGTGTCCGGCAACATACAACATGCCTTGTTCAGAGATTGGCCCGACAATCTATAAATTTTTGTTGTGCTCGACAATCACTTGATCAAAAAAATCATTGAGTTCTTGATGTACTTTTAACCATTCACTCCATTGGTTATCAATATAGTGTTGACGATTGTGTGCACAGATGTCACGGACTTTGACATGAAATGCTGATAAATCTGTAGCACATAGTAGATTGACTTGTTCTGCAATCATATCGCAACGTTTGACAACATCTTGTTCAAGATCAAAAGATTCATCAATCACTGAATCAAATGTTTGAAAACCTAGATCTTTTAATTTTTGATAGTATCCAACACTGCCTAGCACAATAAAAGGATGACCAGCTAACAAAGGTTTAAAAATTTTTTCTGTTAAAAAAGGGCTAAATTCAGTGACAGATTCTGTTACCACACTGAAATAAGTATTTTTATACATGTCAGGCACAATATGTCCGTCAATCCAATGTGCCTGATTCAAGTGCATACGAAACTCATAGTATCGTTTGGCGTCATATTGTTCTAACATGCTATGCCCAATATCCACAAATTTACTTTCGTATTTGTTATCTAAGCTTTGTCTAGGAATCGTACCATTGGTATCTAGAGATAAGCTATCAATTGCACTGCTATCGTCCCACCAAGACCACAATGCACGATCCAACAAACTGCATTGATTGAGTCGATGCCATAGGTGTTTTCTGTGTGGACGAGAGCGACCATTTAAATAAGAAAAAGTAAAAGGCTTTGGTTGTGAATCAAATATATTTTCTATTAGATTTTCTGATCGTAACCTATTGGGCATGGACATAGTGATAAAATAAAACGCACGTAGATTTATACAAGGCCCGTTACTGCGCTGATCATCAGTGTTGGCAATCACAGCAAATGGTGTATTTGCAGGCAGATCTGCCACAAGATCTGTCAGTTGCTGATTGGCCAAATTACATGCCCAAGCTTCAAAGAAAACAAAGTAGTTTTTTTGATCTACTAATTTTTTGATTAACTCAATTTGAAAATTAGCGTCTCTTACATCAATCAAAATTATTTTTTTATGTAGTTCTGCTAGATCAGAAATATTGTTTACATAGTTGATTGCAGGAACGTCTCCTGACCATTGATGTATATAATGTAAATTTTTATACATTATGGGCGCATAGAAAAGATCATTGTTCATATCAATACTTATAGTGAGCACTATTAGCAAACTACATTTTTAGAACTTCTACGAAGTTCTGTTGATTTCGCTATGCTCATCAACAGTTTTTCTTTTAGCTATTATCTAGATTGCTTAGTCACAATTCACCGTATGCACGATGAATTGACCACGCCATTATCTGAGTTACATAGTCATTTACTTAATGAGATTGTGTTTGCACACACGGAGGCGGTTGACCGGTACCCCCTACTCAAGCTTCACATATCAACGGAACCCTAGTGACCCGATAGTAAATCCAAGTCCTATGAGCACGGGTTGTATCTTTTTCATCAGAGCCCGAACCATTTGTTGCCTTTAGTTAGCAATTGCCTTTGACATCCAAGTCTAGACCGGGTATTTCACCGTTCCTCAATGGAGACAGGTCAATACACCTGTCACAGCGTCGTTAATTTTGTAGAAATGTTTTTATTTGTTGGAAATAGTGTTGATTGCTTGTAATGCCTGGGTGTATGTTGTCAAAATTGGTATCTGTGCGTGCCTGTTGCATAGATTCGTATAAATTAATCCACGCAGTATTGTTGATTCCTCCAGCTGCATCGTATTCATCATGCAGCTTGTGATATAATTTAAAAATATCAGAATCATCTCTTGAATCAATGTTTATAATTTGTTTTTTTGTAAATTCAGTGAAATTTTCTGGCATGATGTTATATCCTGACAACCGTGTGAAATACTCACGATCCCATGGGCATATACCATTTATAAACCATATATCAATGCCATGAAAATTACTTAGCTTTTGCAGTGTATTTGAATAACGTACAACTTTTAAAATTTCACCGTGCAAATGATGCAACACTAGAAATCTATCTAGTAAGTCATTTAAATATTCTTTGCTCCAAGACTTGCCGCGACTTAAATTTAAGTCTGCAGTAGCCCGTGCTGCTTCTGAAAAATAATTTAGACTTAATGTTGTATCCCACAATTCAAATCCTGCTTGAAATCGATATCTTGGCATAGCTGACCATTGGCAAAATAAAGTATCAATATTGGATCCATATGTAGCAATAGCACTAACAACTTGTTCAAAAATATCAGTGTTACTGGCCCCACTGGCTGCAACATTGACAGTTTCTAAATTTGACAATTGATCTAAGTTTGCACAACATAAATTTACATATAAATTTTCATGTGTTTTACAGTCAGCCAATGGGTCAGTGGAATTCCATCCAGTACCAGCTGTCAATGAACATCCTGCAAACACTGCTTTTTTCATTTTATATTTTTTTCAAAATATGTGATCCGTGCACACGTACCTGTATGTGTCCGTTGTAGTAATCTGTTGATTCTAACACCTGTCTTGCAAATTGTTCTCGAGCCTCGATATAACTACACTCTGATTTTGATTTGCAATAAAAAAGTATTTCTCTTGTAAAGTTGTCTGCACCCAGGCGGTTGATGTCTTGAGTTAATTCAATGTTGCTGCCGTAATATAGTTGCCAGTCTGAATCTATTTTGCTACGAATTTTTTTGCGTTTTTTGTTGCCGTTTTTGAGTTTTACTGTTTTATAAGTTGTTTTTGAAAATTTTGCTAATTTTTTACCAATATATTTTCTGCCAGTCAAATTATTTGTGATCAAATAAACAAACCCAACACAATCTTCTGGTAATTGATTGACCTGTTGTTGTTCGTATAACCATGACATAGATTTATAATTATGATCATATCACGGCTGCAATTGAATTTCACGTTGCCATTGACTGGTAAAATTTGTTTTGGTGTTATTGCTGGAACAACTTTGAACACACACTGTGTTTGGAGTTTCTGTGTTCCAGGTCAATCTTACTGTTTTTAAATCGTCTGTTATAAAATTTTTCTGTGTTGAACCTAACCAACAACAAGGACTTGCTCTTCCTTGTGCGTCGATGTAACTGCTTTTTTCTTTCAAAGCATGACACTTGATAGCACCTGTTGGCACCATCAGTGGTTGCCAATTAACAGGAAATTCTAATCGTTCAGTGAAGCCACGTTTGCTTACTTTGGCTCGGAACCATTTAAAGCCCATGTCTCGAGCCAGTTGTTCGCAAGCATCAACCTGATGTTGATTATGTTTGTATACCAACATGTCCCAGTGTGCTGATCCGCCAGCGGCAATATAAGACTCAACATTGGCCATAAGTTTGGTCCAATTCGAGTTCACACGATACACAGGATTAGTGTCTGCGAGGCCGTCTATACTGAATACACAATAATCTTTGGGTTTGTTCAATAACTTCCCCAGTCCGTGCCACCAAAAAGTTGTTTGTAATGCACCGTTGGTATTCATTCCTAACGTAATTGTGGGATTTAGATCTCTAAACCAGTGATAGATATCCAATGTGTAAGTTCCGGCGGCCGGATCTCCATAGCTGCCACACATAAACATTTTGTTCAACTCTTTTATTTGCTGATCTGAAAAATATTTTTGTATTTGTGGTATGGTCAAGTGATGCTTGTTGGATTTTTTAAAATCTAAATCAACTTCTCTGGCACACAATGGGCATGCTAGTTGGCATACATCAGTGGGTTCTAAATGCAGTACTTTAATTTTACGCAAGATCTACATCCGTATTGTAGGAAGTAAAGCCGTTTTCTTTAACAACTTTTAAAATATTCTCTACTCGTCCAGCTAATTCGTCTCTGTGACTGACTAACCAAACTGATTTGTGTCGTTCACGGCTCATTTTCTTTAGTAATGCCAGGGCATTTTCTACACCTTGTGTGTCTAACCCACTGTCAATCATTTCATCAATGAATAAAATATTAATAGGTTGATATAAACTTTCCCAAACATCGCGAAAAGCCCAACTCATGCTAAGTATCAATCTATTACGTTCGCCACGCGATAAGTTGTCAAAGTCTAATTCTCGACCCAGTTCCTCAATGCTCACAGTTAAATCATTTTGGAATACCACTGTATGTGGCAAACCAATTCTATCTAAGTAGTGTGTAAGTCTGGCATTAAGATAACTTAGATTTTGTTCAATAATCTTTTTACGAATAAAACTATCTTTGCTGGTCAATAATTTAAGCAAAAAATCTTGATGTTCTTGTAATCTTGACAGTTCATTTAATGTATTGTAGTCAATTACTTGTAGTGCTTGTCCTTGCATTTCTTCAATTTGCTCACCATACGGATCTACTTCGGCTGATTTATCTGCAATTTGTTTTTGTAAATTTTCCAGTGTAGCACGATGTTGAATAGCATCTGCTTCTCGGTCGTAGAACATTTTAGGAGGTTTGCCCAATGTGCCTAAACTTTTGTGTGCAGATTCAAGATATGCCGACTCGTCGGCATGTGTATAAGCATTGGCACGAGCTGTTGCTAAATCTTGTTGCTTGCCGGCTAGTACTTCTTCGTGTTTGGAATCGTGCAAATCTTGGCCACAAGCATGACAGGTATGATTTTCTAATGCAGCTATGTCTTTAACTAGCTTGGTAATTGTTTTTTCTTCTCTACCTAGATCAAGTTTAATACGGCTTATATTGCCAGCAAGATCGTTTATGTCTTTGCGTTTTTGATCCCACAGTTTGTGATCCTTATGTGCTTGTACCTCGGCGCTAATATCAATTTCTTTTAAAGCAGTTAACGCATTAGTAAGATTAACAAGATCTTCTGTGTGCTTGGTAATCCATAAAGTTTGCCTGCGCTTAATAGCTTCAATTTGTTCTTCAATACGTCGATTGGCTTCTATAATAGCCCGTGTACGAAACTCCTCTTGCGTTATAGAATCTTTGGTTTCTCTATTGAGTTCTTTAATGCGTTCGGCACGTTCACTGAGCATAGTAATACCTAACAACTGCTCGATAATTGTGCGCTGATCGTTGGCTTTTAAACTTAAAAATGGTTCAGTATAAGTGTTTAGTGCCAATATATGTTTAAACATATCGTGACTCATGCCCAGTACAGATTCTATAGCATCTTGTGTTTCTCTTGAGTCTCCTTGACTAGCATCGTCTTGTACTGCTTGTTCTCGATTGTTGATGTAAAATTTCAACACATTGGGTTTCCGACCGCGTTCGATCCTATAAATTTGATCAGCCACACCAAAATCTAAACTAACCAACATACCTTTAGCATTGGTTTTGTTTACTAGATTATCTTTGCGAATATTACTTAATGCTTGCCCGTACAACGCATAACTTAATGCATTAATGATGGTAGTTTTACCTGTTCCGTTACGACTACCGTCGCCTCCAAGATCTAAATTTTCTCCCAACACCAACGTTAAATCGTTGCGATCAAAGTCAATACCTTGCGTGGCGTTGCCTACACTCATAAAGTTCCGAACAGTGAGATTTTTAATATTAATCATATCTTGATTTTAAATTTTCAATACACATTTGCTCTAGTTTTTTTAATTCATTATTTTTAAAATTATTAACATAGTGATTGAAATTATAGTTTAACACATCTTCCATACTAATGCAAAGATCTTGTAGTTCATTAATTGACATACTACTGATATTGTCAACAATATCAACGACTGCCAATAGTCGTTGTTCGGGATCTTGGATATTGTCATAGTCTTCGCTCCAAAACTTATTAAAAGTTTTAAATCCTAGGTTTTGAATTCTATCAATAGATCCAGGTGCTCCTAACATCACAAAAGGGCGTTTGTTTACTATGGGCTTGAACGTTTTTTCGGTAAACGACACTACAGGATAATCAAAAACAGTTTCGGTTACAATTTGTAAAAATGCCTGTTGAAAAAGGGCGTGATCGTTTTCGTAAGGACCAATATCATATGGATCACTAAAATTTTTAACTGATGAATCCGCTGGAAAAGATGTAATAATATTTTGCATTGCTGCAGTATGCAATACCCATTTGTCATTGATTCTGGATCTGTTATTAGTGTATAACAGCACTGGATAGTTTTGATCAGTTAACATTGTTATAACTCACTGTGCCTTGGTCCAGTATATTTTTTTCTTTTAGCAGTGCCACAAGACATCGTCTATGAAATCTAGTAATCCTATTTAAAGTTATGAATTTTTTTAATATTTTAGTTGCATTTACTTTGATATCTGGGTTGAATCTTCTTTCAAAAAAGAAAGGATTTAACATAACTGGAAATACTGCTATACTTACTGAATCAGTTGTTAACAAGTCTCTGCATAATTGACTTTGTTTTTGTAAATCTTGTTGAGTTAGCATTAAACAAAAATAATTTGATATGTCGAGCTCTAATAGAATCCTTTGAAGATTTATAAAAGTTAATCCTGGTTGAGTTTTGTTAACATAATACTCTGTGTCAGTTTGCAAAAAGATAAATCTATAATTTGATTCAAACACTGGTTTTTTTAGTTGTTTAAGGTCATTATATAACTGCTCCATGTTTTGATCATAATCAAAAAGATCAAAAATTTTGTCAAATATAAAGTATTTTTTTAAAATGTCAATGGTTTGACTGTCAATTACATTGTGCATCTAAGATTACAAATTTTGGTATATTTTTAACAACAATTTAGGATCAAAGAAATCACTTTCGATATTTGTTAACTGATCGGTAACAATTTGATCCACTGATTCAAATTTAATATCTCCAGGTGCCATGTCGGCATCTACAGAATTATTTTTAATAGGAATCAGACTCATTTCTCTCAAGTTATAATTTTTAACAAATGTATCTTTGATCATAGATGCTTCTTCGTAGCTGATACCAATGTCAAGTTCAACTCGCACATGCATTCCTGGAGTTAATATAGTATCAGCAGAATCAATCAGTGAACTTAGCTTGGTAACACGGTATAACGGTTGCCCGGGCCACGCATGATACTCAGGTTCATCTCCCCAGTTTAACGTCATCATGCCGCGATTAGCATCTCCGGCATCTGCATAGTTATGCGGAAAACAATTGCCAATGTAGTGTATATTTTTACGTTGTTGTCTGAGATGAAAGTGCCCGCTAAACACTTGGTCCACTCCGCCAAAATCATCTGCTGAAATCTCACCGTGATCTGGCATTTCTACCATGGCATTCATTTTAAAATGTGGTAGTTCAAAATGTCCAAACACATACTTGGATTGTAATTTAGGCACACGTTTGTGATCATCTCCCACCAACCACGGAGCAATAGTAACATCCCCGTCAGTGAACCAATCGTTGACAATTTGAATATTTGGTATATGTTTGGCCCACTCAGTACTGTAGATATCACGCCTGTCTCTATAATAGAGATCGTGATTTCCGGGAATAAAGTAAAAGCGATCAAATGCCGCAGATAGTTTTTCTAAACTACGCAGACTATACTGCAAAGTCTGCATGTTTATACTGGCTCGATGATGGCTCCAGTCGCCCAAGAACATACCAGTTTCGCAACCATTGGCCCGAGCAGTCTCAATAAACCAATCAACAAAATCGGAACAGTCTTGATTGTGTACAA